TTTGGTTGGGGTTTATCTGGGGGGGGGGTGGCAAACCACGGCATTGGCCCCCCCCCCCCCCCCGCAAATCAATAATTAGGGAATGAAAACCGATACGGTCAAAGTGGGATCATTTTCCGCCCACCTTTGGCTGGCCTCTGACGGACGCTGGAAATGGCACACCCACAAGGCCGGGCGGCGCATCCTCTGCACCGCCAAAAACCTCGACCGCGCCCGCGACAAGGCCCGCTCCCAGCTTAAAGCCATCCGAGTGGGCAAGGCCGACTTGGCCGAGATCACTCCCGCCCTGCTCTCCGAGTTCCAGCAATGGCGAGCCACGAGGCTGGAGTCGCCCAAGGTCAGCGAGGCCGTGACTCGCTACATGGCGCACCTCAAAGACCGCAAGGTGCAAGAGACGCGCATCGTGGCCTCCGACCTTGCGAAGTTTGCCAAGGCCCACCCCGTCCGCATGAGCGAGGTCACGCCCGACCAGATCCGCGACTACCTCGACCGCTTGCCCGTTGGCCCTCGCCGCTACAACAACGTCCGCACCGCGCTTGTCAGCTTCTTTTCGTGGGCGCGCAAGTCGGCGCTCATCCCTGACGGCATGACCGCGCCAGAGCGGACGCACACCAAGACGTTGGACACAAAGCCTGTGGCAATCTACACGCCGAAGGAGTTCCGCGCCCTGCTTGCCGCCGCCCCAAGCGAATGGCGGCTCGCCCTGGCAATCGGTGGCCTTGCTGGCCTACGCACCGAAGAGATCCAAGGATTGCGATGGGAGGACATTAAGCTCGGCAGAAAGCACATCGAGGTGCGGCCAGAGATTTGCAAAACCAAGCGCCGTCGCCTCGTCCCGATCCTGCCCGCGCTGGCAACGTGGATACGCAAAAGCGAACCGCAGCCCGGCGGCATGGTTGCCCCGCAAGACCGCATCGACAACCTTGCCAAGCGCCTTCGTAGAAAAGGAGCCCTGTGGGTGAAGAACGGTTTGCGACATTCTTTCGGAAGTTACCGATGCGCCGCCGTGAAAAGCGCCTCACAAGTGGCCTTAGAAATGGGCAACTCCGAGGCCGTGGTGCGGAAGAACTACTTGGAAATGCAGGAGCGCAAGGCCGCAACCGACTGGTTCAAAACTGGTTACTTTCCTTGCTCAAATTCTGTAAGTCGTTGATTATTAGAGTGCCGGCGGAGGGGGTCGAATCTACACTACTTGGTTTGAGTGGCTCCAAATGGTGCCCTCCGACACAGGAAATTGAGAAGATCGGGCGATAACATAGAGTCGGAATAGTGGTTACTTTCTGGTTTTATTTTGAGCCTTTGGCATAGGGTTTTGACATACGCCGCGCACTTGCGTGGCGAACATCACCCGACGTTGGAAACGGTTCTTGGCCTCCGGGTGCAGCCACGGGCATCTTGCCGACCCCAAGGCAACCAACGCCATCCTCAAATTCCGCAAAGCGTGGAAGCCTGACGAGTGCTGGCATCTCGGTGACGCCGTAGACCTCGCGGCCATGCGGGCGGGAGCCCAGCGAGATCCCGACAGCGGCGACAGGGCGCAAGACATGGCCGACGATTTGCTCGCGGGGCTGAGTTACTTGCAGGAACTTGAGGTCACAAAGTGGTTCATGGGAAACCACGAGGATAGACTTGCGCGGCTGGCTCACTCGCCCAACGCCGTGGTCAGCTACGCCGCTGGGGCCGTGATCGGGCGCATGGCCGATGCGATGAAGGCATTAAAGGCCGAGATCGTTCCCTACGCGGGCCTTCGCCCCGAATGTTGCCGCCAGCTTGGCGATACGCTTTTCCTGCACGGGTCGCTCTACAATATGCAGGCCGCACGCGACACGGCAGAGGCGCTCTCCTCAAATTGTGTGTTTGTTCACACGCACAAAGTGGCAATGGAGCGCGCCCGCACTCAACGCCCCTTCACTGGCTACAACGCGGGATGCTCCGTTCGGCTCGATGTGGATTACGCCAAGAACAACCGCAGCACATTGTCCTGGGCGCATGGCTTCGCTTGGGGCGAATACACGGACAACCAGTGCATTGTGCGGCTGGAGCAACTTTCCCCCCATTACAGGCTCCCCCTATGAAGTCGCGGCCCTCGACCACAAAGGCTGGCGGCAATTTGCCCCCCTCCCTCGATCCCGATCTCGCCAAGTGGTGTGCGGCCCTCGCCTCGCCCGTAGTCACAGACATAGTGCCGCCCGGCTGGCTGACCACAAAACAGCTTTGCAAAAAGTTGGGCAAGGCTGGCCCGACGATGGGCGCGCTTCTTTGCCGCGCAGTCGCCGAGGGGCGCTGCGAAAAAAAACTATTCCGCATCCAGTCGGGTCAAGTGAACCGCCCGGTGCCGCACTACCGCCTCAAATGAAAAAGCCAGCCACAAGCCAGCCTCGGCGCAAGAGCAAGCGTCCCACGCTGCGCTTCAAGGTCGATGGCGAATGGTGGAAGGTGGTTGTGGCTCGCCCGCCTGCCAAAGAGCTTTGCGAGGGCATCACGCATTACAAACGCAGGACAGTTTATCTCCACCCAAATGCCGTGGCCGGCAATCTGCTCGGCATTGTCGCGCATGAAATTGCCCATGTGACCATGCCTTGTGTGGACGAAACCCATGTGCGCGATCACGAGCGAATCGTTTCTGTGGTCACGGCTTGGGTGGCAAACCAGTTTTGCGACGGCAAGATTTCTATTGGAAAGCACAAGGCGTCGTGACTTTCTGGCCCTTACTCGTCACCACCGCCTGCTATCTGTGGACGGCCTGCGGATTCTGGAGCCAAGGCCAGCCAGCCCTCGGCGTGTGCTTTCTGTTCTATGCGTGCGCTAATGGCGGTTTCATGGCGATTGCTTTGGGGTGGCGTTAATCGACTCCCGCTCCATCTGCCGCCGCCAATCAAAACATTCCCGCTCTATACCTTTTCGGGGCGGTTATTCTGGCCCGTCTCTGTAGCCGCTTCTTCGCTATACCCGTGCGGGAACTTGTTGCAAACCGTAGGCCAGTGCCAAGAAGTGCATACAGTTTGTGACAAGTGATGCGTTTTCTATCCGCTTCTTGCACAATGTGCGTAAAAATTAAGCTATTTTCGACACGTCCCGCGAACCTGTCGATGGTATCGACAAGTTCGCTAGTATTGTTAAACGATACCGCCCTGCGCTTGAATAGCTGGCCGCGCTATTAAGGGTTCCGCAGGCGCAAGCGCGCTTGGACTACCGCGCAGATTGTATGCGTTTGGGGCGGGGCCGGGCATTGTACCCGTAAGGCAACCTCGGCAAAACGCCTTGTCGCTACCCCGCCAAAGCTGCGGCCAGATAAGTCCGAAAGCGCGTTAGCTCGCTCGCTTTGAGGTCATCTTTCCTCCCGGGGCTGACGGTGCGGTGGTCGGTCACGTCGGCCAAAGTGAGTCCGTATTTCCGCATGAGCGGCACGAGGTATTCGGCCATGCTTGCCATTTCTGCCGCTTCCAGCGCCCGCTGGTTGGTGTCTCCTTCAAACGCAGCGCCGACGCTCCAACTATTCAAGTCATTCCGCCCGCGCCATCCGCTTTTTCCTGCGTGCCACGGCCTTTCATCGGGGTCTGCAAGGACGGTGCGGCGTCCGTCCTTCGCCACGATGCAATGGTAAGACACACGGGAGGCAGGGTTCATGCACCACGCCACCGATCCCCCGTAGCTGCCCGAAGTGTGATGCAGGACGATAGCTTTTGGCGCGATACGCCGCCCCTGCGACACGTTCGGCGTGTTGAGCAGTTTTTCCGGGTAACTCTTAGGGCTTTTCGCCTTTGTGGCGGGGGCGCTTTTTGGTGGCGCGCTCGGCTTCTTTGGCTCGCTTATCGAGGATGACTTTAATAGCGAGGAGGAGTTCGGCGAGATCGACGGTGGGCCATTTCGCAAGGCCGCGAATAAGTGACTGAACCATTTGAGCGGGTTCACTTCTTGTAGCCGCTTAACGGCTTTTCCAAATTAACGAAAAACTGTTTCGTTTCGAAATTGTAGCCGCCGCCGAGCTTCATGCCCGCGCAACCGCAAAGCAGCAGCGCCACAGCCAGCAATGCGAGGCGCATCACTTCTGCTTGCGGAATACGTTGACCAACCCGACGAGCGACAAGCCGAGCGCAATGATTGCGTTGGATTGTGACGGATCGAGGTGAACGCCAGCGGCGGTAAGCAGCATGATGATGCCGCGCCAGGTCGAATCTTCTTTGAGTCGGTCGAACAGGTAGTTCATGCCCCAACCGGGGTGTCAAAGCCTACCCGCTCAATGCGAAAGCCCGCCGAAGCGGGCCTCGATCTCTTCCCGGTCGTGCCGAGTGAGCTAAGATTGCAACGCGGCCACGGCCTCCGCGCTGGCCTCTTCAAACGCAGCCCCCGGCTGGCCGTAGCTGGCCGCAGGCGCGGGCGTCGGATTCATCGCCCAGCCAAGCATCACGCCCTCCAGCCACTGCTTGCAGGCGGTCATCTTCGGGCCCAAGGGCTTGCCTGCTTGGAGCAGGGCCATCTCAAGGCGGCTGAGTGCGGCAATCTGGTAGGCGCTGAAATACTTGGCGACCACTTGCTCTGCCGTAAAAGTCTCCACAAACGGCACAGGCGGCGGCGGAATCACATAGCCCTCATCCACAGGCAGGGCGTCTTCGATAGCGGCTTTCACCGTGGCCTCGTCCAGCGCGTCGAGTTCGGGGCCGTCCTGTTCGTAAATGGTGAGCCTCGTCGGCCAGCCATGCTCGCGCACTTCGACCTTGCCGCTCTCGTCGCGGGATAGCTGGTAGGACAGGCCGTGCCATGTTTTGCCGTCTATGCTGCGGGGTTCGGCCAAGAGGACGTTGTAGATTTCGAAGGAGTTCATATTAGGCGACTCGGTAAAATGCGGTGGCACGCCATTGGATCGTTTCGGAGGCCGCGCCCGTGACTTCCAGTTGCAGGGCTTCGTTGGTATCGTCGGCAGTCAGCGCAAACGTCCACGACGGCGAGCCTGCGCTCTGGTCAGTGCCGAGCGTCTGCACGCTGCCGATGAGCGAAGTGTTGTTGCTGCCATCGCGGCGGATACCGAGGAAGCGGCGGGCGACCAGCCATTTGTCGGCGGTGTCGCTGCGGCGGGCGACGAGTAGGATGTCCACGGCGAGGGCGGTGCTGGCGGCGATGGTGAAGCGGTTCGTTGCAGTAGCGTCCAAGTTAAGTATGGTCGCCGTGTTGTTTGTCGTTTGCCCGCCCCAGTAGACTGAACTGAATGGGCGAGTCGCAAACTGCGAAATTAGTGATGCGGTGACTTGAAATCCGCAGCCAACGGCGTGTGTCGCGGTGGCGCTAGTTTCGCGGCCCAAAGCCACAGAACCAGTGCCAGATGCCGTTGTTACATAACCACCTATTGCCATTGAATAATTTCCTGTGGCACTTGAGGCGTTACCAATAGAAATTGCCGCAGAGCCTCCTGTTGCCGCAGCAGCAGTGCCTATGGCTATGGCATTGTTGTTGTTTGCGCTCGCGCCACCTTCTGCATCAATAACGATTGTCCCACGCGATGACGCTGTGCCGTTGCCGATATTGATTGCATACTGGCCGCTTGCCACGCGAGTTGCTGCATCGCGGCGGGTTTGGATATTAATGGCATCCGATCCCAACGCCGTAGTCGAAGGCGCAAGCCCGACAAACATAGACCCCGCTCCGCTGGGGCGCTCCAAGGGGTTTTGATAGACGAGCTTTCCGCTGGCATCGTTCCACACCACGGCAGGGTTGGCGCTGTTGATTAAGCCGCCGTCCACGCCAGTAATGTTCGCCCCCGAAACGCCGAGGACATCCGAGGCCGAGGACGCTGCGCCCGTGACGCCGCCGCCCGCTGCCGCCGCCCACTTCACTCCCAAAGTCTCCGCCGAATCGACCGTAAGCACATGGCCGTTCGTCCCGCCCACAGGAAGCCGCGCCACGGTGTCTGCCGCCGAGGCGACGAGGAGGTCGCCTTTGGCGTCCACGATGGTTGCAGGGATGCCCGCGCTGACGGTGGAAGACAACTCCCCAGCCGAAAGCGAAAGGCCCGATCCGATGGTAATCTCCTCGATGGAGCCTGTGCTGCTGCTTGTGCGGCCTAAAATTCTTGCGCTTGCTTGGGTGAGGCCGCTGGTTGTGATGGAGCCGCTGGCGGCTGCGCCTGTAACGTCTGCGACAACGTGGGTGTGGTTGCCTGCGGCTACTTGCGTTGATCCTGTGCCGACAGGGAGGCGGGCTACGTCGAGCGTGCCGCTGGTTACTTTGTCTGCGCCGTGAGCATCGACGGGGACGATGGCCCAAAAACTACCGCCAGTTTGCCATCTAAAAGTAAACGAGCGACCTTCGTTATCTTTCGTTCCAAGGTCTGCAAGCGTTGATCCTCCTGCGCTTGTCTTTACAAGAATGCGACCGTTGGCAATGCTTCCAGAGCGAATCAACTGAAACAAATCTGCATCTTGGTTGCCCGTGGTTGGCAGGAGGACTTCGGTGTCGGTGCTTAGTGTTGTCGAAATCGTTATGCGGCGGGCGCGACCAGTTGCCAAAGTTGTAGGTGACGCCGAAATTGCTTCTTCAAAGACCGACCATTGAAATATGGCCCCAATATCACTCGGAGCCAACGCATCCGTGCCGCTCGTGGCGTGGGACGATTTGTGCGCAAGGGTGCTGCTCGGTGTCCTCGCATCGCTCAACCGCGCATCGTCGCCAGCGCAAAAGCTCCCTGCCGCCGTGCCGAAAGCCCCCGCCTCGACTACGCCGTTGGTGCCTGTTTTGAGCGGGAGGTTGGCGGTGGTGCCGAGTTTGAGGTCGGACGCAGCCAAAGCAATTTCATTGAACGTGCCTTGTGCGTTTTCCTTGGGAACCTTGATGTCGTTGAGTGCCATATTATTTTACCACGCTGCGACAGGAACGCGCTTCCAATTATTGACGCCGACACAGATGTAGAAATAAGGATCGGCATAGGCGATTTGGCCTGTGCTTCCTGATGTTGTCGGTGTTGTCGGGGCCACTGGTTGCCACTCCAGTTTCACGCCAAGATAGGTGTCAAGACGCTGTGCGGTTCCGCTTACGCGACGATAGATAAGCTGTTCAGCGTTAAAGGTGCGGTCGCTTCCGTCTGGTGCTTGCGGTGTGGTCGTGTTGCGGGTTAGCTGGACGCCGCTGCCGTTGTCGCCGTTGGGAAGCAAGACGCCTGTAACATCGTATTCTTGCACGGCATTGCTTGTGGCGGGGAAATTGCCTCCCACCGCAACAATGCTCCATCCGCCGAAACCGTTTGAACCATCGGACACTAGCGAAACGGATTCGCCGCTTGAGAGCAGCATAGCAAGTGTGCTGTATCCTAATGGCGAGCCTCCCGCCATTTGTCCTGCTGCCCGTATGGTAAATTGACCGACCGACGAACCTCCCACGAAAGCCGCGACTAATGTGCAGATGTCACCGTTTTGGTTTCCGCTGTAGGGCAGCGTTATATTTGCAACAGTTCCGCCCGTGGCCGTGAGATAGCGCAGTTGGTTGCGCGATGCCGTGAGAACCGTGTCGCCAGAGATAGACGGCGATGAAATGTTTGGAAAGGCAATCGCGTTAACATCCGCCGCGTCCAGCGTCACCGCGCCCGTTTCCCCATTCACGCTGGACACACCGCTCGCCGGGGCTGCGCCCCATTCGGGGGCCGTGCCGCCGCTGTTGACCTTTAGAATTTGGCCTGCCGTGCCGATGGGCAGGCGTTGTGCGGATGAAGCGCCTTGATAGAGAGTGTCGCCTTGGGTGGTGAGCGTGCCCAGACCGCTGCCCGTTGCGCCTTGCGGGCCTTGTGGGCCTTGCTCGATGACCTTAATGACTTCGGTCGCCGCGCCTGTGCGTATGGTAATCGTTTCGCCCATGACGTTAGCGGGTGATTTCGCGGCTCACCACGGCGCGGCCCTCCATCAGCCTGCGGACAGCGCCGGATGGGTTGACCACTTCCAGATCGTAAAGGTAGGTTGCTGCTGTGATCGTGGCAGACGAGATGGCCGAATAAGACAATCCGATCACGCCGTTGCTGGCGGCGGTCATTGTGCTGGTCGCGGTAGAGAGCGAAACGGTGGGCGATGCCGCTTCTGCCGTGGCGCGAAGCATCATGCGCGCCGTCCAGCCCGTTAGGTTCACGGGCTCGCCGTCTGCTTCCCAGAGCAGGGTTGTGTCCCAGGTCTGGCCCTGCGGCAAACAGAGATCAACTTGCGCGGGGCACTTGCCGTAAAGTTCGCTCATTTGTTCCTGTCCCTCCACGCTTTGCCAAGTGCTAACACGGCGATTGCCAAACCGCATCCAAGCGTCCCAAGCCTCATGCCCGTCTCTAAATGCGGAAGCAGCGAAACGATCACGCTACCGAGTGAGGATGCCACGGCCACCGCAGGGCGGGTCAAGAAATCTGAAAGCTCGTGGATCATTGCACCGCTTGCAAAATGCCGTTTGAGAAAACGAGCGTGTTGGTGTTGTTGGTTCCGACTACCGACACCGATCCAGAGAACGGGTGGTTCGTGTCGGTCGAGCCCGACAGCGCCCGCATTGCCGTGACGTTGCTGGTGTTGGTGAGGGCTGCAAGGGGGAGTCCGAGGTTGGTGCGGGTTTGCGCTGCATAAGGATCGTTAAAACTTATTGGAGCTAAAAAATTCACCACAGCATCAAATGCTTCAATCACATTAGAGTTCGGGCCGCGAACACGCATAAAATAATTTGTTCCATTAAAGGCTGTAGAGAGTTGCCCAAACGATCCAACATTTATGGTGGGGAATGTGCAAGACCCTAGACTAATAGAACCGCCTGTTGGAGCAGAAATGGTTCCACCTACCCCAAGTAAAATTGATTGAAATTGAGCCTGATCGTTTGTACCAAGACCAATGTCCGTTCTAAAATTCGTGACATTGGTGTTGGTGAGCCATGTCGCGCCGAGTCCCAAATTTGTCCGCACCTGCGCGGCAACCGTGTTGGTTGAAAAGTTAAACGCATTTGTCCACACCACATTGGTCGCCGCGATCACTTGGCCATTCGTCGTATTGTAGCCGAGCGATTTGATCGTCTGCCCGTAGCTGGTGGCCGCGCAGAGGGTGGCGAGGAGGAGGGTGAGGAAAAGGTGTTTCATGTTATTGCTTGGTGGCGGTCAGGACGCCGTTGTTGTCGATGGTAATGGCGTAAACGTCGCCATTGCCCGAGATCATGTTGTAGCCGGAAGACCCGACGGGGATTGGCGTGGGGCTGGCGCTGCTGACGATATCGGCTGAGAGGGTGCAGGAGGTCTGGTAGGTTTGGCGCTTGCCGTTGCCGCTGACTTCGATTTCTAGCTTGGCGGTCGTGGTGCCAGAGGCAACCAGGGCGGCGATTTCGTTGGTGGCAAAATTGACGTTGGCTTGCAGCCCGGCGGCGGCGAGCAGGGTGGAGCCGACGATGGACACGTTGGCGTAGTCGCGGTTGGCCGAGCCGTTGGCGAAGGTCAGGACGTATTCCTCGCCGACCGATCCGGTGACGAGAATTTGCGGGGCGCCGTTGATACTTAGCCCGGCGGCGACCAGGGCCGCTTGAACGTCAAGGGGCGTGGGGCTGTGCCGCAGTTGGCCCGTGGTGACGGCAGGAAGCGAGACGGTGCCGCCGCCTGACGTGACCGAGGCGGTCAGGGCTGTGGTGCTGTCTGCGGTAGAGGCCAGCGAGAAGGCGTCCTTGCTGTTGCGAATAACGAAGTAGCTGGAGCCGTTGGCGACCGAAGAAGCGGTGAGGCTGAAGGCGGTGAGGCTGACGGATTGGCCGGAATAAAGTCCGTGGTCAGCGGCGGTGAAGACATTGGCCGAGACGGAGGAGACGGTGACGTTGCGGCTGGGCAGTTGCAGGGCGAATCCGCCCGTGGCCGGCGGTTGGCTGAAGGTGATGCGCTGCTGTTCGTCCGTGCCGCTTCCGCCTGTAACCAAAGAAGTGACGGCAACGGTTACGGTGGTGGGGAGGGCCGTCCACGAAGCCTGCAAGGCGGCGGGTGTGGTGGTGCCGATGGCAAATTTGACGGTGTTGGCGGAGTAGTCGAGGAACTCGTAGGGCGTGTTCAGGTCGCCGGTGGGGCGGAGGAAAAACAACTCAACGGCCTCAACGTCCTCGTCAAAAAACAGAGGCGTCGAGGCGTCGAGGGTCGAGCCAGGCGACGAGACAAAAGCGCGCCGTTGGGTGTCGAGGTAGAACTTCCGGGCTTCCACGCCCTCCCGTTGGTGTCAAAAACTTATGCGTCAGGAAGGCGCTGGGCAAAAAAGCGGTATTTCGCGGGCTGGCCGTTTTCGCACACGTCGAAGATTTTATTTCCGACCAAGCGGAAGCCGTCTTCCGAGGGTCGCTCGATGATGTAGGCGGCGTTGTTGCCCTCGACGGGCAGCGGGTAGCAAAGGCCGAAGTTTTTGTCCAGGTCGCTGGCGCGGATGACAAAGGGAGGCGCTTTGGTCGCGCCGTCGCCGCCAGGGCCGGAAAGCTGGTCGCGGAATTTGCGGAGCATTTACTCGTAAATGAATTGGGCGGTTTTGTTGATTCGCACGATGCCCGCCCGCTCTTCGCGCGTTTCGTTCAAAAGAGCCCTGGGGTAAACGGCAATGACGGTTTGTCTGTTTACAAAACCTACTTCAGTGGTTGCTTGTCCCTCTTCTTGCCCGGCAACACCGCTTCGACTAATGACCCCCGCGCCGCTTCTGTTCCAGATGTTTACAACTTTGGGCGTCGTGGCGGCAAAAGTGAAATTCTGCCCGCGCGCAATGACCGTGCTGGCCGAGGTGGTTTCCGAGGAATAGTCGAAAGAAAAAGACAGGGTTAGGTTTTCCCCGTTGACCAAGCGTTGTTCGGACTTGTTCAAGCTGCGAGGCGAAACGTCGACCTTGCGCTCAACCACCGGGGGGTTGACGGCGCCGACCACGTTGACTCGAACAATCCAAAGTCCTCCACGTTTTTCAACGGAACGAGACTCAACAAAAAGGCCGGACAGCCTAGCCCCCCCTAGAGATGGAATGAGCGATTGGTTGAAGGCGGAATTGACTGCAAAGACGCCATAACTCGAATCGGGCACGAGAAAAGACGCCGCGCCCGTAACCAGCCCGTCACTGGCAATGTTGGCCGAGGTCTCAAACGCGCGGCTCGTGGAGGGATACCCCGATTTGTATTGGACGGTAGCAGGCATGGGGGGCGATTTAAGATTTCAAATTGGAGATTTCAGAGGTCATGCGACAAGGATCGGGCGCTCTTGGATTTTGTTGAGTATTTGCTTGAGGGTGCCTTCGGTAGCCAGGCCTTTGTCATTGCCAGCCCCTCCGCCGCGACTCGCGGGCTGCTCCCCGCTTCGCCGCTCTTCGTCTTTTGCTCGCCGCTCGCTGTCGGTGAGCGCCTTTTCTCTGGTGCGCTTTTCAAATTCTTTGCGGCTGTCGCGGTCTATGCCGGTCATGCGGCGATATTTCTCGTAGGCTTCGCCCATGTTCCCCGCGTCGTATTGCTCTTTGAGGAATTTGGAAATGTCGGCCCTGTCGCGCACGTCTTGCGCGGCCCTGTCGGCGCGCTGCATGGCCTGCCCCGCGGCTTGGTAAAAGCCGCGTTCTTGCAGGCTGCTGGCGCGTTCACTGAAGCGGGCGGCGGCGGCGGCGGCGCGCATTTCCGTCTCGTAGTCTTTGGCGGTTTTCGGCGCGGGCGGGGCCATGCGGCTACCTCCGCTCGATGCGGCAGAAGATTCGGCGCCTTGGGCTGCGCGTTCGGCGGCTTTGGTGGCGGCGAGGTTGGCGGCGGTCTCGAAGCTGCCGGTTTGATCCAGGGCGCGCTCAAAGTCGCGTTGCTCCTCGAGGGCGGCGACGCGGGCTTTGTCGCCACGGAGTTTGGCCTCGATCAAGTCGACCTCGAACTGGGCGTCTTTGATGGCCTCTTTGCGCTTGGCTTCTTGTTGCTCAAGGAGGCGTTGCTGGCGCTCAAGCTGGGAGGTTTTTTCTTTCTCCAGGTTGTTGGCGGTGCCCAGATCCTCGTTCATCGCGGCGGCAATGTTCTTGTTGCCCTTGAGCTTGTTTTGGATTTCCTCCATGCGCTCGGCGATGAGGCGGGCGGCTTCGGCATCGTTGCCGCCGAGCAAGCCTTCGCGTGTTAGTTGGGCGATGGCTTGGGCGCGGAGTTCGATCTCTTCGAGTTCTTTGATCGTTTTGAAGCCGGCGCCGCCCAAGAAACTGCCAAGTCGTTCCGCCGGGTCGATGACGAGAGCCTTGAGCAAGGTTGCGCCGAAGATGGTGGCGCTTTGTTTGGCCTTATCTAATTCGTCGTTGGCGCGAGCCAAAGCCTCAACAGTTTCGCTGGACGCCGCGTTCACGTTGCCCATTTCTTCGGCCAAAGCTGAAAAATCAATGCCTGCCGCTTTGACGCCGATGGCCTCGAACAGTTCGGACATTTGCCTGGCATCGCCATTGGCCGCGCGTTGTGCCTCGGCCACCATTTTGATCCGCTCTTCCAATCCTGCGGCGGCAAATTTTGCAGGATCGAGGCTGGCCCGGGCAAAGGCTTCGGCCATATCGCCGCCTTCGCGGGCGGCTTTGTTGGCCGCCACGCCGGCACGGATCATGGCTTTGTTGACGGCCTCCACGCTGGTGCCCACCAATGCGGCGGCGTTGCCTATTTTCTGAAATTCCTCGGCGCTGATGCCGATGCGCCGCGCGCCGTCGGAGATGTCATCCATCCTTTTCAGTAGTCCGGTCATGGCTCCCACGACAGCGCCGCCGGCCAGCAGGCTTCCTACGCCGGAGAAGGCTTGTTTGATGCCTGCCGCGGTGGATTGGGCCGCAGCATCGACCTGGCGCATTCCGCTCTGGAATTGCGCGGTATCAGCCGAGACGTTGAACCGAATGGAGGAATCCACGGCTAAAAGAGGGTGTCAAGAATACCGACCGAGGTTGGGATAGCGGTCGAAGACACTGGCGATGACGCCTTTGGCGGCAAGTTGCACTGACTTTTGGAAATAGTTGGCGCGGGCGTTGAGGGCTTTGCGGAAAGCTAATCCGGCGCGGGCGTGCGGGTTGGTCTTGGTCAGGCCATTGACGAAGCCGATCCCGTATGCGGCGCCTTTGCCGGATTCGACGGTTTGCACCATGCCGCTCAAATCACCGCGCTTGTGATGCTTGGCCGAGCGGACGTAGCCCGGGGCTTGCACGTTGAGGCGCAACTGGTCGGAAATGTGCAGCCACATTTTGGCAGCCAGCCCGCGCGCGCCGAGGCGCTCGTTGAGTTGGCGCGCGCGCTTCTCTTGGATCTGCCGCCAAACCCAATCGGGGTAGCGTTTGGGCTGCTTGCTGCCAGGCAAATAATAGATCAGGGGCGAACGAGACCGGCGCTCGGCTGCGCGCTTGATAAGGTTCGATTGCTGTGCTGGCGTGTATTGTTTGCCGCCGTAAGACTGCGGGCCGCGATAATCGTCGTTGTCCAAGACCATGCCCGGGCGCTTGCTTGCGTTTTCGCGGATGCTTTTGACTGTGGCCTTCTTAGTGTTGCGGACG